GCCAGACGAAGTGGCTGTTAAAGTTCTTGCAGAAATGTTTGAAGCAAGTGTAGATGGCGAAGCCTACGATCCAGATCGTTGGAGTCAATATTTCCGCCCAGCAGGCATGCAAGCACGTACAGGCGATCCGTCAAAGCCAGCATCACCACAAGCAACGGCTGTTAGTCAAAGTGCTCCAGCTCCTGCTCCAGCAGTAGACACACGTAATGATGATATTCCGTTTAAGTCTAATGAAGAAGTTGCAGCAGAAGCAGCACCAGCGCCAGCTGAAGGTGGAGCACAAGATATCCTTGCAATGATTCGTTCACGTCAAGGTTGATAAACTATAGTGGGGGAGCAATCCCCCATTACGCTTTTTAGATAGGAGAAACAATGGTCAGTAAAACATTCGATCCAACGAAATTCCGTAATTCGTTGACAAAATCTATTACGGGTATGAGTGCAGGTTTCAACGATCCAACTGATTGGATTAGTACAGGTAACTTTGCACTTAACTATTTGCTAAGTGGTGACTTTCAAAAAGGTATTCCGCTAGGCAAGGTGTCGGTATTTGCAGGCGAATCAGGTGCAGGCAAATCTTATATTGTGTCAGGTAATATTGTAAAATACGCACAAGACCAAGGTATCTTTGTTGTCCTTATTGACAGTGAAAATGCACTTGACGAAACTTGGCTACAAGCACTAAAGGTAGACACAGACGAAAGTAAATTACTTAAACTTAATATGGCAATGATTGATGATGTTGCTAAAACAGTTAGTACATTTATGGAAGACTACAAAGCAATGAACGAAGAAGATCGTCCAAAAGTATTGTTTGTAGTTGACTCACTTGGTATGCTTATGTCGCCTACTGAAATGGACCAGTTCCAAAAAGGTGATATGAAGGGTGACTTTGGTCGTAAGGCAAAAGCACTTAAAGCACTTGTAACTAACTGTGTTAACATGTTTGGTAGTTACAATGTAGGCATGTGTGTAACTAACCACACGTATGCATCGCAAGATATGTTTGATCCAGATGACAAGATCTCAGGTGGTTCGGGTTTTGTGTATGCAAGTAGTATGGTTGTTGCTATGAAGAAACTTAAACTTAAAGTGGATGCAGACGGCAACAAAACATCACAAGTACATGGTATTAGAGCAGCGTGTAAAGTAATGAAAACACGTTACAACAAACCGTTTGAAAGTGTACAAGTTGAGATTCCATATGAAACAGGTATGGATCCATATTCAGGTATGTTTGACTTGATGGATGCAAAAGGACTACTAGAAAAGAAAGGTAATCGTTACGAGTATGTTATGAGTAACGGCGAACCTATTCTAGAATTCCGCAAGCGTTGGACAGGCGAATTACTCGATAAGGTTATGGCAGATTTGCCAGCTAAAGAAGCACAAGTTGCAGCCGATGAAGCAGAAGCTGAACGGTTGGCAAGAGAAGCAGAACTAGCTGAATTAGAAGCCGAATTGGTAAATACCGATGATAACTTAATCGAGGAAACTGCTGAAAATGGATGAAGACCAAATTGCTGACATCTGGAACTTATTTAAAAACTATCTAGATAAGAAACAGCCAGAACTTGTAGCTGAAAAATTTGTTGATTTACTAGTTGATTATGGTGTTGACGACTTGACATTAAAATCTTCACTTGGCAATGATAAACTTTTAGATGCTGCAATTCAATACTACTTAGAAGATGAAGACGACGAAGACGAACAAGAGTGGGATGAGTAATGGGATGGTATTCAGATGTATCACGTGATATCTCTAAAATTCCAAGTGCTATACAATATTTTGAAACTGAACTTGTAGAAGCAAAACGTGAAGTTAGACTCAAAGGTAATGTTGAAAAAGCAGCAGCTGAGATGCCAGGAATTGTTGAACAGCGGTTTAACCAACTTCAAGAAATAGAAGCAATTCTAAACTATTTAAATATTGAACTACGTAGATTGCGTAGTTCATTTTTTAAGAAATATCTTGAGAACTATCAACGAGCTCTGTCAAGCCGTGACGTTGAAAAATACGTAGACGGTGAGGCAGACGTTGTTGACTACGAAAAGATTATCAACGAGTTTGCACTAATGCGTAACAAATGGTTAGGCGTACTTAAAGCACTTGATCAAAAGCAATGGCAAATTACTAATGTTGTAAAACTTAGAGTTGCTGGCATGGAGGATGCATCACTATAATGGTACATAGCGCAGAATATTTAAAACAATTAAAAACTTTACACAGTAAGTCAGCGTTTGGAAGCGGCGCTGACATTCCTAAAATAGTTAAAGAAATTCTTGATAGCGGCGAAGTAAATAGCTTTTTAGATTTTGGAAGTGGCAAAGGATATCTTTCACAAGCAATTTCCAAAGAGTATCCCGATATTAAGTTGTACACATATGATCCAGTGACAAGCCCAATTGACTTGCCTGAGCAAGTTGACATGACTTATAGTAGTGATGTTCTTGAACATGTTGAAATAGATATGTTAGAAAAAACACTAGACGATTTATTTAATAGAACAACAAAGTATCAATATCATTTAATTGCCTGTCATCCAGCAAAGAAAAAACTAAGCGACGGACGCAATGCACATTTAATTATTGAAGATCCAAAATGGTGGAAAAGACAACTCGATAGATACAACTGGACAATTACATACAAGAATATCACTGAACGTTATGTACAAAAATTTAATATAAATGTTATTAAATATATTACGGTGCTCAAAAAATGAAACTAGTACATAATTATTGGATGCCAACATCAGACGATCATTTTGAACGTCTAATTAATAAAAGAATAAAAAAAGGCGGGCCGCCTGAATATCAAGATGATGTTAGAGACGAAGCATACAAATATGTAACTGATTTTAACATAGCAATTGATGTAGGTGCAAATGTAGGCTTGTGGGCAAAACCTCTTTCTAAAAAGTTTAATCGTGTATTTGCATACGAACCACTTGAACAAGTATATATTTGTTTAGAAAGAAATGTTAATCCATCAAAAGTTTATATTAATAAATTTGCACTTGGTAGTACAAACAATAAAGTAAACATGGTATACGATCATATAAACACAGGCGGTAGCTATGTAAGCGAAGTTGGCACAGGATCAATTGATATAAAAAGAATGGACGATTTAAATCTTCCAAAGTTTGGCTTGTTAAAAATTGATTGCGAACGTCACGAACTTGAAGTTCTTAAAGGTGCAATTGAAACGATACTAAAATATAAACCAATTATTGTTTGTGAACAACAAGCCGATACAGACGAATGCGCAGGGTTATTTTTAAAGTCTTACGGTGCAAGAGAAATTACTAATGTCAGAAAAGACTATATCTTCGGCTGGTAGTAAGTAAATACCTACATGAATACAGTATTAGTAACTGGTGGATTTGATCCACTACACTCTGGACATATTGAATATTTTAAATCAGCAAAGCAATTAGGCAATAGACTAGTTGTTGGACTTAACAGCGATACATGGTTAGAGAATAAAAAAGGCAAAGCCTTTATGCCGTTTGAAGAACGTGCAAATATTGTTAGACATCTTGAAATGGTTGACGATGTTATATTAGTTGAAGACGATGACACCGGCGGCACAACAAAAGCAATTGGGTATCTTTTACAAACAACAACTGGTAAACTTATTGTTGCAAACGGCGGCGATAGAGTTGAAGGTGAAATTCCTGAACAAATAATGTATGGCAACAATAGAGATGTAGAATTTGTTTTTGGTATTGGCGGCGAAGACAAAAAGAATTCAAGTAGCTGGATACTTAGTAACTGGGAAAAGCCAGTTACTGAACGTGCATGGGGATCATATAAAATATTAGATCGCAACGGCGAATGGCAAGTAAAAGAATTGTCGTTTGAAGAAGGTCGTGCGCTTAGTGATCAACGACATTTTAGTCGTAGTGAACACTGGCATGTTGTTGACGGTGTAATTGTTATGATGCTAGAAGACCGCGAAGGACGAAAGACAACTCGTACACTAATACCTGGCGATAGTATAGATATACCAACTGCGTATTGGCACAAAGCTATTAATATTGGAAACAATACAGCTAAAGTAATTGAAGTTTGGCTTGGAAAAGAATTAACGGAGAACGACATTGAAAGAAGAGATTGAAGATAAGTTAAGAGTTTTTGTAGGATGGGACAGTCGTGAAGACATTGCGTTTCAAGTATGCAAACAAACTATTTTAGATAAAGCTACTGTGCCAGTACATGTCGAGCCGCTAAAACAACGAGACCTAAGAAAAGCACAGATCTATACAAGAGAAACAGATGCACTAGCATCAACTGAATTTACTTTTACAAGATTTTTAATTCCTCACTTGATGAATTACAAAGGATGGGCATTATTTGTAGATTGTGATTTTGTATTTCTAGAAGACATTGCTAAGTTGTTTGATCAGTGTGACGACAAGTATGCGGTAATGTGTGCTCACCACGACTATACACCTAAAGAAGGACTAAAAATGGATGGTAAGCAACAGCATAATTATCCAAGAAAAAACTGGTCTAGTTGTATGCTAATCAACTGTGGACACCCAAGCAATGAAAGATTAACTGCTGAGTTAGTAAACAAAGAATCAACTACAGGTGCATTTTTACATCGATTTAGTTGGTTAAGTGATGACGAAGTAGGCGAAATTAGTCACAAATGGAATTGGTTAGTTGGATGGTATAAGGAACCAGAAGACGGTAAACCAAAAGCATTACACTATACAGAAGGCGGTCCTTGGTTTAAACAATATCAAGATTGCGAATATGCACTTGACTGGTATAGAGGAAAAATTAGATATCTAGAAACTCAAGTAGAGAATTCAAAAAAAAAATTAGAACGCAGTAAAGACAAGATGAAACTTACAATGGATTTAGATTTGCCCGCCAAAACTAAAACCTATTTTCATAATTTATTAAACAGCTGGATAGACCCTAACGAGCATGTTTATAAATCTAAAGAAAGTATAAAAAAGTTTGAGGAGAGAAACGTGGGTATTAAAGTTGCAGCAATTGCACCGGCCGAAGACGATGGATTTAATCTTCGTAAGAAAAACGCATTATACGATCCGTACTTAGAAGATTTTATTATCGGATGTAACGGAACTATTAGTGAGTTTGACAGAGAGAAAAAATCAGACAACACACTAATAATTCGCGGCCTGGGCGGCGGCGGACAGAAAGCTCTAAAACATTGTATTGAAAACGATCGTAATTATTATGCTATCGACACTGGCTACTTACAACCAGGAACAAAAAAAGAATATCATCGAATTACGTACAACAATCTACAACAACAAGGCCCGATTATTGAACGCCCGTTTGATAGGCTTGAAAGATTAAAATATAAATTACCAAAATATAGAGAAGGCGAGCATATATTACTATGTCCTCCAAGTTTAAAAGTTATGAAATTTTATGGCGAAGATCTCGACAAATGGATTGCTCGTACAACAACCGAAATTAGAAAATACACTGATAGAAGAATTATAGTTAGGCAAAAACCAATACGTAGAGACAGAGTTACTAATGATACAATTTGGAAAGCCCTTGATAATGCATATTGTCTAGTTACATATAATAGTATTGCAGCAACTGAAGCTCTACTACATCGTCGTCCAGCAATAGCACTTGCACCTAATGCAGCAACAGCATTATGCAATACAAAAATATCTGATATTGAAGGTAATTTAAATCGCTATGGCGCAGACGAAACATATGCATTTGCAGCACACCTTTCATATTGCCAATTTACTGCACAAGAAATGCGTAATGGAAAAGCGTGGCAAATTTTAAATGAAAGTCGTTAGTTACTATAATGTTGTTCCAACAGTAAACAATAACAAAGAAAAGTATCTACTATTACAAAATTTTGTTAATGGAGTAAACGCTGCGGGAGATACTGGTATATTACATAAAGGATATAATCTACTAGATTGCGATGTAGGACTTATACAAGGCTGGCAACACGAAGTTGGAAAAAATGCTCCTCACTTAAAACTAAGACAAAGTGTAATTGATAGAACACAGAACAAACATGTTGTTACTGCTGATAGTAATTTGTTTTTATACCAAACAAAAACAAACCAGCCACATTGTTATCTAAGATATAGTTTTAATGGAATCTTTCCAAACACTGGAAACTACTGTGATACTATTATCGATCCAAACAGATGGACTCAAATACAACGAGATACAGGTGCTAGGATTGAAAATGCTCGCAGGGGCAATCATATTGTATTATGTTGTCAACGTAACAAAGGCTGGAGTATGGGAGGTTACGATGTTGTAAATTGGATACACAACACTGTAAAAGAAATACGTAAATTTAGCCCAAGACATATTGTAGTTAGAGCCCACCCAGGCGATAAAAAAGCAAGAGTATAT